AAAATGATCTAATACTTCCGGTGTCAATATGAAATGATCCACCATCTCCTTGAACTGATCCACTTCCGAACAATGTGTTTTTTCTAAACACTTCATCCCAAAAATAATAAGTACCATAATATCTGTCTTGAGTGCTATAACCACTTCCTGAATTTAGATATGGACTCCATACTAGATGATCTTGTGGAGTATCGCCTCCAGCATTAGTAAAATCTATAAATTGCGACTGACTCAAATATGTACCAACTCCAGTTACTGTATAAGCATTATTATTAATAACTACAACGTCTCCAGCAGCATAACTTTTATGTGGACTATTTACTGCTACCACTCTTTGAACATTTGAGAATACTGGTGCACTTTGATCAAATGTTTCTACATATGTTTGTCGATCAAACATTCCTAAATCGGCATGCACATAGCCATATCTAGTATGATATTTTTTAACGGTAATAGTATTATCAGTATCTATATTTGCAACACGTACCAATTCGTCATTTAGAAAGTTAGATGATGGTTGCCCAAGTCCTGATAAATGGGAGAGTGCTCCCGTCTCTCCTTTTATGTTTTGTGTATCAAAGCTTAACGTATATGTAATCTGGTCTTTATTGTTGCCATAGCTATGGCGTAATGATCCAGTGCTTTCAATTGATATTACATCACCAATACCAAATGACGATGAATCTGCTACATAAATTTTAGAGTCTGCAGACAATGATGATGAAGCTAAAAGTGATGAAGAAAAATTTGCAGATCCGGAAATTAATATGTTAGTAGCGTTAGTTCGATATAAATCTATACCATGTTGTGTAGAAGTAATAGTTCTTGTTCCTGAAATTTGCAGTGTTGCTTGATCTAATATTCGAAGTGTACTGAAATATGCATTTCTAGTTCTAAAATCAATTTCTGGAGTATTTAATGTTGTGCTTACCAATGTTAAATAAGCATCACTATGTATTTTAAAATCACAGCCTCGCCCCATTTCAATTTTACCAACTTCCCATGATCCTGATAATTCATAGCGATGCATATTAGCACAAAAATTAGAATTATTATATAATAATCTTCCTGTAGTTTTATGTTCGTCAAATTGATAATCTGCTGGTGTTGTAACCCATTGTCCGTGAGGTCGTTCTGCATCATATGAACTTGTGTTCAATGAGCAAGAATAAAAATAACTATTATCTTTGCTCTGATAGTCTATTTTTATTGGAGAAAACATGTTTTTGTCAGGAAATAAAAAAGTATATACAGATCCTGATGTCGATAGGTGTTGATTATTTAATGGTAATGCGCTGTTTGCACATTTAATATGTACCGGATAATCCGAAGATGTATCAAATGTTGGTATCATAGTTGAACCAGTCCATGGTGCTTTTAATGGATGTAAATAATTTACGTGACCAGGCGTATTGTTATATTGTGATGTATATGTTGCAAATGTTACGTTTGGAAATCTTGCAATATCTCCCGGACCAGGAACAACTCCTCCTACCCATGTAGCTGGATCTAATACGCTTAAATATCCATCTGTGTCTGACGATGTAACTGCTGTTATTGTTGCCATATTAATCTTCTTTTATGTTTAGTATGTCCATGGATATTGATATAAAGTTTAAACATGAAGTAAATAATTCATAATCATTTTGAGGTATATCTTCAGTTGTCATTTGTTGTTTGTAACTTTCAATGTGTTGTTCAATGTTTCGTTTACATTCCAACAATGTATTTTCATCATATGTATATGGAGTTGTCATTGTCAGTGTTTTATTTGTTGTGTTGCGTGTAATTTCTCCTAGTTGCGATGCACAATATAAAAATAATACATCTACTGGTAACATTGTTTCTAAACTAGGCATTGTTATATTTGTTTCTTCGCTCATGTTTATGGCCTTTTTAATGATTTATATGTAACTTCCGAACCTGACGGTATTGAGAGTTGGTATTTAATACTTGTATTTGACATTGGTATAAAGTCATGATTATAACGCAATCGCAGTCCATTAATAAATATTTCTAAATATTCATACACGCTTGACGACACATATGTCAATGAATTTGGAAGTGTTACTGTTGTTCCTGATGAAGTTATAGCAGTAACATCAACGTATTCTACTATAGGATTAACTAATGGTATATCTTCTATGTTTAATAATACTGCAGAAGCAGATGTAAAATCAACTACTGATTGCGATACTGTTAATGATCCAGTTATAATTGCAGAACCAGAAAATGGAAAAGGTGTAGTTGATATACCTGATAATTGAGATCCATCCCCTAGGTATGTTCCAAACGATGCAGTTGATATTGCACTTGAAGAAACATTACCCGATGCTGTTATATGAGCTTGAAAATTAGGCTTACTAAAATCTAAATCATATGCTGGTAATAACACAACTGGATTTCCGCTGAATAGTGCATGAGGTTGAGCTTTTAATGCAGTGTAATGTGCATTGTTAACTTCACAGTAAAATCTGGCTTCTGACTGAGCTCCTTGATTTTTTATTGATAATGTTCCGCCATGTAATAGTGTATTACCTGCAAATATAACATCTCCAGTATCTAATGAACCAGATATTATTATGGTATTAGCATGTCCAATTCTAAGTTGGTTAGACATTGCAGCTTCCCCCGTGCTACCAGATCCTATAATAATATTTCCGTTTCCGCTTGTGATTGTTGATCCAGCATAATACCCTATTAATGTATTATAATCTCCTGTTGATAATGCTACACCGGCTAAAAACCCCATCATGTTATTATATAATGCACCATTTACAACTTCACCAGCTCTATAACCAATTGCAATATTACCAGTAGAAGTCGATCCAGCTGCATTACCTCCTTGTAGTGCATTGTATCCTAATCCAATTGAAGTTCCAACAACCTTTTGATATTTTCCTGCGTGAGAACCAATAAACACGTTTGAAGAATCATTGTCTAATAATTTACCCGCTTCAAGCCCAATAAGTATATTATCTCCACCAGTACTTAATTTAAACCCAGCTTGGTGCCCTATAGCAACATTTCCATCTCCAGAAAAATTATAAGCTGTTTCTCCAGCAGCTTCTGTTCCTAATATAACATTATTATCAGCAGTTGCTATCATCGATCCACCAGCACCTTCTCCTAATACAATATTATCTGAGTCTAATTTGAATGAGTGGAATGAACCCGTTATTGTCAATGATCCGGTTATAACTGCATCACCGGTGAATGGAAATGGATCTATTCCAGTTAATTGTGAACCATCACCTATAAAAGCAGAAGCACTTACACTACCTGATGCAACTAATGATCCGGTTATATCTAAATTACTATTAAGAGTTGAAGTTCCCCCGTTTCCTATAACTTGAAAATCAGGAATTGAATTCGAAGTCATAAATACACCAAAACTATATGGATCATTATTAGTATTTGCAAATCCTGTAGTTGTTTTTAACATTATGGAATTTGTACCTCTACCTTGAGCATATGTACCTATGTTAATATTTCTTCCTGTTGTTAAATTATATCCAGATTCATAGCCTATAGATACTCCTTCTTGACCTGATACTGATGATACCCCGATTGATACACCTTGAGGATTACCAGTTGTATTTTTACCTATACTTATACCATTTCCAGATGCAGCAGCATCTTTACCTATTACAACTGCTGAATCCCCTGCTACACCTTGTGGTATAAATGCTCCATGTACTATTAATGATCCTGATATATTGGCTGATCCTGTAAATGGAAATGCCGGAGGATTATTTAATAAGTGTGATGCAGTTACTGCAAAGCTGGCACTTTCAACTGACATTGAAGCAGTTTGAGAATTAGTTATAAAAGATGATAAATCTTGATCACCGGTATTCGTCCCGCTTAAATTAGATGCTACAATAGTTCCACTTGCACTTATATTACCAGATGCTGTTATGTTTGTGTTTACTTCAAATCCGTTATCAGGAGATATAGATGCGGTAACGCTACCGCTAGCGATTCTAGATAAATTTAATCCAGTTATTCCTGATGCTGGTATATTGATTAAACTAGAACCATCTCCAACAAAACTTCCACTAAATGTTCCTGTTCCCGATAAAGCAAAACTTGAGCTTAGTACTGACATTGAAGCAGTTTGAGAATTTGTTACAAATGACGCTGTTGCACTATTATTTACGAAAGATGCTGTTGCTGAACTTGTTACAAAACCTAATGCAGTTATTTGATCTGATCCGGATACTGTACCAGCTGGTATTATTGTTGTGTTTAATGCGTGTGATGCTGTTATGGCAAAGCTAGAAGTTTCTGCGTAACTAGAAGATAATTCATGAGTAATTTCATGTGATGCTGATATAGCAAAACTTGCAGATATATTATACAACACATTTTCTTGAAGTTGTCCAGGTCTTATCTGCCGTGCCATTATGCCCATCTCCCATTAACAATAACAGTGTCAGTGTTTAAGATATCATATCCCAATATTGCAGTATCAAATACTATAGTTTGTGTTGTGTTTGTGTCTGGTGTCCATGTGTATGCTGCTTTGTCTATATATTGTCCGTTTATGTATATGTCAAATTCATTGACAGATGCAAATGTTAAATTACTCGGATTAATTTTAGGTGTTCCAGCAACAGTAACTGTTGTAGCAGAAACAAATGTAGCTGTTTTATCTACTATAGAAGTTAAATATGTCATCGTGTCACTATCAATAGTAGTACTAGTAGTTCCGCTATTAACTATTACACTTCCACCTCCTGCAATAGTTTGTGATACTCGTAATAATTGCACTGGTATTTTTGTTGTTTCAAAAATATTACTATCAACATCTACAACAGTATTAAATACTACTTTTTTAATAGAATACATTTTTTTAAGAGTTGATATTTTTGTTTCATGATCTGATAACAATGTACCTTGTACTGTTAATGGAATAGTAGCTCTGACTAATCTATCTTCTCCTACTGTATTAACAGTTTCAAAACTAACGTTACCTATAGCAGTTTCATATCGATTTTGTTCATTACCCCAAGCAAATCTACCATATGGTAAAATTTGATCTACCAATTCATTCATTTGTGTTGTAAAATCACACCACAACATCATATCATATTCAATAGTAACATATTTTGGAACATCTACAACATATACTTTTTCTGAGTTTTGTTTTGGATTTGTAGGTATAGGAAAAAGTTCATCTTCATATCTGTTTCTGTTATTGTATTTAGATTTGAATATTAAACGATTATCTGTTAACGTTCTATTAACGTCTAAGCCTCGGCGATTATTTCGCTCTTGCATGGAGTTTCGTTTAATCATTAATAATGGAGATTGGAGCATTCCTTTTTCATCACGAATATATCCTAATCGTCGTACATTGTCCCATTTTTCACCATTAGCAAATATTACAGGAACTTTAACTAGATTTTTATTCGCAGTTATTTGCGGTTGCATTTCATTTTCAATATACCACTTAATTGCATAGTCGATATCGTATATTGTGCGTTGTGCACTTCGAATTACATCATCATCACGTCTTGTTTGTTCTGCTCGATTTAATATCGGATCAGCACCAAGTCCTTCAGACCTAGCTGGGCTAGGTTTATTTGTTTTTCTGTCGATATTTTTTCTATTAAATCTTGGCATCAATCTCCTATATATGCTGGAGAATTATTATTACCTCCAAATCTTATATCTTTAATACCTTGTGGGGTTTGTCTTGTTACATGAGCATCAACAACAATTGAAACACTGTAACCATGACTATCTCCATTAGGCCATGTTTCTGGATTTTTTCCTACAAAATATTGATTTGCGTCTACGTTGTCTACTTCAAAATATTCATTATCCCAAAGCAATATATCTCCTACTTCCGGGTAAAAATCTGCTTTTACTAATATGTCTCTTGATATTGCAAATTTACCAGATCTGGTATATGAATGACCATAATCATCCATATTAGACGATTTATCATCTTTTGTTACAACACAAGGAATTAAAATTGAATCATAAAATGATTTGTTTTCAGATTCTCCATATATATTTGAATTTGAAGATTCTACTACTAATTTATAGAATTCAATTTCAGTATCAATTATAGCGTTAATTAGTTCTGAATTTATAGAAGCTAAAAATTTAGCATCTCGTTGTCCACCAAACAATGCCATAATTTATCTCCGTTATCCTACATATATTTTTAATGGAACTTTTCCTAATATTTCCATTTGTTGTGTTGCTTCTGCATTTTGTCTTGTTAACATTTGTTCTTTAGTTAACTTGTCTAAAAACTCTTTGAGTTGTGTTATTAATGCTTCTTTTTCTGATTGCCCTTGTGATACTAAATCACCTCCATTTAATGTTACTTCTCCATTCGGAATTGGAACATTTGAATATTTGCTTCTAACATATCCCAATGTTTCTTTGATAATGGCTGCTCCGTATCTATATATCCAACTACGCCCCATATCATTAATATTAGTGTACTTTTGATATGAATATGGTATATTAGATGCGTCTGTAACTACACCGTTTAAAAGTGCGCTATTACCAAATAAAACACCACTATTTCTTTTGTCTTTTTCATACATAAATTCAAACCAAACTCTATCAAAGAATGGCGTTGATATAGTACCTTGGGTACCTGGTACTGGAAATATTCGCAAATCATCTCCATGTATTTCAAATGAAAATGCAGACTTACGTATTCTGTCGTTAAATTCAATTGTTTGTATACGAAACAAATCCATATGTAAAGGCATCATCATAAAGTTTACACTAGGAGAAAATCCTCCAAAATCAAATGCGTCTAACAATTGTTGTGATCCTAATCCCGTACCCACAAATGGATCAAAATATCTAATAATAGCAGGAGGCGTATTATGCAAAACTCTACGTATTTCAATTCCGTCTGTATTTTCAACTTCTACGCCCAATGAAGCAGAAACTGCATCTCTAATACTATACGTTTGTTTGCCATCTTGTATGTCTAATGATGCACTATACCATTTAACGTCACCTCCACTATCTGCTTCTGTTCCATATGCTTTTGATAATTCAGAAATATAATTTAAATTACCTTTTACTAATGCTCCAGTAAATCCATCATTTGTCAAAAAGCTAGAACCTGTGTCGACACCTAATGTATTAATTAAATTATTAACAATGTTAATCTGATTTACTTGATTAGAATATTCTATTACCGCAGCTTCAAATGCAGTATAAAAATTAATATCAATAAGCTCAACATCCATAATAGGATACCCAACATGATTTGCGGCAAATTTAGCAAAACTATCTGCTTCTGATTGAAACGACACATCAGTATCAAAAAAACCAAATGGTGTTTTTCCGCTACTAAATGATGAGCTGCCAGGCCATATTGGTTTGTTTTCTGAGTAATCCATTCGTATCCTTTATTATAAATATCAATACTTTTCATTTAGAAGGTTTAAAATTTCTTCTAAAGATTCATGTCGGTGATTATCTGTTAAAATTATTTCATTAACATATTTTGATTCTTTAATTTTTGGCACTTCATGTATAGCTGAGTCATTGCTAAATTTTAAATCAATTTGATATCTATCTCCACATAAAATCATAGTGCTGTGTTTACCTAATCGACTCACAACCATTTGTAGTTGTTGTTTAGTTAAGTTTTGAAATTCATCAACAATACATATAGAATGATCAAACGTTCGTCCTCTGAAATGTGCAAGACTTACTAATTCTATATTTTCTTCTCGTTCCATTTTTTCTAACAATTCTGGTTTATTGTAAACTTTTCTCATGTTACTACGTATAGGAACAAGCCATTCGCTCATTTTTTCTTCTAATGAACCGGGCAGAAATCCATTATCTTCTGTAGACACAGTTGGACGAGTAATAATAATTTTATCAATCTCTCGCTTAAAATATTTATCTAATGCTACTTGTACTGCTAACAACGTTTTACCCGAACCAGCTTTACCTAATATAAAGTTAAAAGGTGTTGTTAGTATTTTGCTTTTAGCTTTCTTTTGTTCATCTGATAATGTTATAGAAAATTTTATACTGTTTTTTGGAGGGGTCTTGACCCGATTTGATGTTGCCATAATATAACCTTATTAACCTAATTTAGTTAGAGTTGTTTGCCGATATGACATATCTTTTAATGTCTCTATCTTTCCTAAACAAATTTGTCGAATGGCAGCAAATGTTTGATTTGCTGGATATGGTGTTAAGATTTTAATTTTAACTAATTCTTTATTTGGTCCTAAATCTTGTTCAATATGAACCATTAAAACTAAACGAATTGCACGTATACGATCTAATACATCTACAAGTCGGCCGTCATATCGAATATCAGCAAACATTTCATATTTCGTTCTTGGAACTGCCATAGTATTTCTTTTTTTTATATAAATATCAAAACAGTAGAAAAGGGTAGCCGAAGCTACCCTTTCCACTCAATCGTTAATTCTTTAAATTAAAAAGTGTTTAACTATTTAACTATTAAAGAGTCTCCAATCCTTTCACGTATACTTTTCCGTAGAATTCTGGACGAACCACTTTCTTCGCATAACGTGTCATGACACCTTTTCTTGGTGTGAAGTTTACTGGATCGTAAACTAATGGAGTCATAATGAGAGGAACATATGGAGAGAATACCGCACCTGTTTCTAGGAACTGCGCACCTCTGAAGCCCATTAATATAATGTTCTCTTTCATGTATGGATTTTTGTATACAGTGTATCTGTTATTGATTGCACCAATCTTTTGTACACCTGCTGCAAATTCCATTTTAGTTCCATCAGTGTCTGCAGCAAATCCAGGAATAGATTCTAGGATAGTTGCGACTGCCGGAGATGTAACTAAGAAGTTAGCACCACCACGCAATGTTTTCTGATGAATTTTATTTGAAACTTTTTGCAGTTTAGTACCAAGTGTTTGGAACCATCCACCTTGCGTGTTATAGAACCCGCCAGTAGTAGCAGACGTTTGTGTAAACGCATTTCCACTGTAAACTTCGTTGTTTACTGCTGACCAATACTCAGTAGTTGGAGCAGAAGAAATCAACATGTCAAGAATCTCTAAATCAATCTCCATTGATACATACTCAGATAACATTGAAGTTAATTCTGCCTCAGCATCAATTGAGTGATAAGCGTTAAGGTCTTGCGCGAACTCAGGAGTCCATACAGCCTTTAACTTACGAGTCTTAGCAACGATTGGCTCAGACTGAAGTTCTAAGTTAACTTCTGGAATGTCAATATCAGTACCATTGTCAATACCGGTGTTAGTACCAGATCCTTTAAATGGATTTGCATCTTCGAAGTCACCTCTTGTGATATCAGTAGGTTGTTTGCTATATACAACAGTTGTATGTGCACCACTTGCAGCAGCACCAGATACAACAAATACTACATCTCCACCTGTTTGTACAGTGAATGCTGGGAATGTCGCAGCAAATGCTGCAGCAGATCCAGATGTAATAGTAAATCCTCTAACTGCTAATGGATCTAATCCAGGCAATGATGATGTTGCAATAGTTACAGTTTTAAATGATGCAGCAAAATCACTTAAATTAGTAATTGCAGAATCAAAGTTTACAGACGCACTAGTAGCAGTTGCTACAGTTGCAGCAACGTCGTTTACTGTTGTTGTTGGAATAGAATATCCAAATCTTCCAGCACCATAAAGACCACCTGTAGGATCTCCGTCTAAGTTAGTAACACCAAACATGGAGTCATCTGCTTCTGGAGATGCAAATGGATGACCAGCTGTTGAAACAGGATCATCTTGATCTTTAGTAAATCCAGCTACATCCGTACCATATTTAAAGTCTAAATAAAATACTAGACCTGATGGCAAGTTCATTGGTTGTACAGAAACAAATTCTTTAGCTGCAAATTCAGCAAAGATTCTTCTTACCAATGGAAGTGCTACACCAGCCCATTCTTCAGAACCAGCTGCAGTACCTGTAGCAGATGATTCTTTTACTAGTTGTCTTGCTTGATTTTCAAGCAATTGTGCCATACCGGCTTTTTCAGTCTCACTAGAAAGACCTTCTAAAAGACCCGTTTTTTCCCATTTAGAAACGTGAGCTTTTGCTGCGCTTCTTTGAGAATCATTAGGATCTTGTAATAATGAATTAAGGCTCATTTTCCTTTCCCTTTTAAATTAAACCCGCTAGTTTTTTCCAACGGTTGGCTTGTTCAAAGCCTTCAGTTAATACTTGTGTTGTCTCTTTACTTGGAGCAGTTGTTGCAACAGGTTTAGATGCTAAGGATTTTGATTCTTTAACCATTTTCTTTCCTGCCGTAGGCTTATAGAAAGATTCTGCTAAAGTACTAAATACCAATTTAGCTTCTCTTGTGTTACCCGCTCTGTCAAAGTTTTCAATTACTTTCATTTTCTGATCTTCGTTTAGATCAAAATTTCGGAACAATTTGTTTGTGTAAAGAAGTTTTGCGTTTAAAAGATTAACTTCATTGATAACTGATTTAAGATGTGCTACTGTGTCATAAGCTTCTTTAAGCTCTGTTTCGTATTTTTTCATCTCTTTTGGTTCTGACATTAAGTCATTACCTTTTGAATCAGTAGATGGAGCTGCTTTTGGATTATGTTTATCCTCTTTCATCTCTTCATCTTTCTTAGGTTTCATCTCTTCATCTTTCTTTTCATCTTCTTCTGCTAAGATTGCTTCGATAAGTTCATCAATTGACGACTCATTAATACGGAAATTATCTGCTCGATCGCCAATATAATCAGCTCCTCGTTTGTCAGCTGAATACATTTCATTTTGCATCATTTCATCAGTCTCTTCTTCTGCATACATACCTTCATGGGCCTTTTCAAGGGCCATTTCATCAGTCTCTTCTTCTTCATACATGCCTTCGTCAAGATCTTCTTCTAACTCTCTGATAATTTCATCGAGGTCTAAGTCATCTGTCGCACCCATGTCGTCCATTGGTTCATCCATTGGTTCATCCATTGGTTCATCGTCTGTTACAGCTGGAGCAATTTCTCCTTCATAATCTGGACTTTCTGGTGTTGCTGGATCATCAATAGTTACATTTAATCCTGCGTCATCCATGTCATCACCCATGTCGTCAGCCATGTCGTCATCCATGTCGTCATCCATGTCCATGTCCATGTCCATGTCCATTTCGTCTTCTTCTAACTCACTCATTAACTCAGTTTCGAGCATGCTTTTGATTCTTGGTTGAAAAGCTTCTTGAAGAGCAATCTTCGCATTTGCTAATGCAGTTTCTTTAACAGCTTTAGCGTCCGCAATCGCTTCTTTAAGCAAATCTGATTTTGCCATTTGTTTTTCTCCTTAAATTTGTTTTTGGAAATAAGATTATTTGAAATCTTAATAGAATATTATTTTTATAGACACTATATAGAGATAGCGTATTTCTTTAATAAATATACCGCTACGTAAAAAACAGTAAAAAAGCCCTAACATTTCTGCTAGGACTTAAAAAAAATATATTATTTATTATTGAAAACGTTCTCTGTCTCTGACTTTTTGACCATATTTGGCTTTTATTAGTTGAGCTCTGCGTTTTACGCTTGGTTTAGTAAATGTGCGATTTTCTTTGAGTGTGTCTAAAATTCCAATTTGTTTTATTTTTCTTTTAAACATTCTTAACGCAAAAGAAATATCATTGTCTACTACTGCAATTGCTGTGGGTGTGCCAGGAACGACACTTTTGTGTTGTTTGTGTTTTCTACTCATATAACTTGTTTTAAAATTTTCTACTTGGACGTTTTCTTTTTCTTGGCTTTTTAAATAAAAATTTACTTAGCTCTGGTAGTTGTGCAAAATAACCTTGTATTTTTTGTGATTCAGATCCTGGATCTTCCCCTAGTCTGAAATAAAAATATCCTATACGACCTTTTTTCAATTTTTTATGAGCTATTATTGTGAATCCTTTTTTAGTAGTCCATTGTTGAATTTCTTTGGCTACGGCACTAGCTTCTTGTGGATTTTTTACATAATATGTTACATGGCCATTATAGTCTGATAAATTATTAATAAGCTGAGCTTCTTCTAAATCTGATTCTATTTTCATTGTTGATGCTGCTTTGTCAAGCTCCTTATTAAGATCGACCATAGCAGCTGTAGATGCTTTAATTTTTTCAGCGTCTGGAATATTTGAATTCTGCTCTTGTAATCCAAAAAAGTCTCGATACATCTTTTTAAATTTGCTCATTATCATACTTTTATATTATATAAATAAATATTCAAAACTCCAAATTAACCTATATCGAAATATTTTTGTATGCCTTCTGCAATATCTTCAAATGCCGCTTCCATTCTGCGTTCGTGAATTATTACTTCGTTTGCAGATTTTTGAAATTCCTTTAAAGCTCCCCCTACATGTTTCATGTGACGACTTGCAGATACACTATCTACTAAATCTTCTTTTTCGGTAACAAGTTGTGAAGCAGTTTCTACAATGCTAGAAATACGTTCTACTATTTCTTTTAATTGTCCGTTTCCATATACAGACTCACCCATTTGTGAAAATGTTTTTACTGCTTCTGAAAAAGCTCGTTTTTGTTCTGCAGTTAATGGGGCTGGTCCTTCTGAAAATACTGTTTGTTTTTCAGTAATATCTTCATTTAATATTTTGTGTAATGCTTCTAAATTTTTATTTTTAAATTTCATATTATACCCTACATTTACCATCTTCACACAATATTGATGTGATTAGGTCATTAACTTTATTGTATTTATTTGTTGTTTCTTTTTGTACTGATTCTTTTAATCGTCCCATAAATGCTCCATGGGTTGATGGGTTAGAAACAAAGTCCCAACAAATCAATTCAAAATCATCTTGAACTTCTACTGTGCTTTCTCTTTGAAGTTGTTTTACACTGCCTAAGCCTCTACTAGATATTCCTAATGTAATACCTTCTTTAAACAATGCTTTTAATATTTTACCAGACGGAGTATCTAAAACTTGAACAGTACCTTTTAAATCATCACCATCCCACCATATTTTTAATACGTTATGAGATACATTGTTCAAGTTAACTACACTTGACTCTGGATGATCTAATTCTCCTAATGCTCTGTTTTGATCGATATATTCACGTTGATACTTTTGACATTCACGCATCAAAATATTTTTAGGATATACTCTTCCGTTTTGATTTTTAGCTCCTGCTCTTTGCAAAACTCCTTGAACTATAAATGCTCCTGGAACACCATATTTAGCACCATGAGATTCATTTATTGAACCTATGGGCCTAAACGGCATATATTCTACTAATAATTTTGACATCTTACTCCCCTAATGATCTAACACGCTCTGATATTTTAACTAATCGTTCTGATATTTTTCTTAATGCATTATGAGTCCCACTACTAAAACCAGAATGCGATATTCCAGATTCTGTTTTTAATCTGCTTGTATACTTAACAGTTTCTTCAATTGATTTTAATTGTTTAGCTACTTCACGTATAGCACTGTTAACAGTTTTTGCTGGACTAGAATTTTTTTCTCCTAATGCAAATTGCTTATATCCTTCTATAAGTTGTTCATACTTACGATCCATTGCTTCTGCAACACCCGGATATTTCATTTTCTTTTTTTCTTTTTTAGAAAATGCATATGGAGTACGGGGTGGTCCTGCACCTCCATCTAAACCACCAGTTACTGATATTTCTTCTAATTCTTTTTCTTCTCGAACTTTTTTAAGTGCATCTTCTTTTGACATACCCGATGCCATCATTCTTGCAATCTTAACATCATCAAAATCATTATCACCATCTTTATCTTGATCTACTGCTTCATTTTTTTCTTTTGCAGCTTTTTTCATTGGTTCTTCTGTATTGCCATCTTTGTCTAAATCTAAAAAATCTGGTTTTGCTGCTTTTTCGTCAAGCACTTGAAAGCTTTCGTTTATTTGTTTTAAGAATGATTTCATTTGTGTACCCTATTTAATTCGTCAATCAAATCCATATAACGCATCAATGATACTATATGTGATTCTTTTAATCTTTTCATTGTTTCTACGTTGCAAAGCATTTCAGAAAGTCGTTCAACTTTTATTTTAGTTACTTTCTCTGTTATGTGTTTAGCATGCTCGGCCAAACGTGTTTTCAACGTAGGAATAACTTCGCTAACATATTCACGCAATGCTTCGGTGTCATTAACATTAGTAATATATTTATTCAACAATTGTTTCTGTGATTCTGAAAGCACTGAATATTTATTGTTAAATTTATCTATCATTAATTTATATGCCAACAATCTTGTGTCTTTTTCTTGTTTAGAAAATTCTTCAACGAGCGTAGGTTTTGCTGGAGCTTTCTTTTCTGTTAACAATGTGTGCTCTAACACTGCATTCTTGCATTCCATTAATCGTTTAGGATTATCAGAATCTTTATATTCAAATAACATGTATATTGAAGCCAATGCTTTGTAGTTGTTTATGTGTATTTTAGCAACACGTTCAAACACAAAATTTTCAGATATTTCTTTTACTAGATTATATCGTTGCCGTTTTAAAGCGCTTTGATTGAGTCGACTATATGATTCTCTGATAGTTCTGATAAAATCTAAAGCACGTGCTTCGGTTTTGTGTTGCTCTTTAATTAATGAATTATATAATTGAAGTTCTTTTGCTAACTCTGTGTTCTTACCGAAATATTTTTTTATAATATCAACAGTTACAGTTTTATCAGAAGACATTGTTTCTGAAGTTAACTTTCTAACAAGCATCTCGAAAAGTATTCCGGTATTCTTGTATTTTGAATGTTTTAATTTTTTCATACTGCAGCCAGTAGTTTTCTTTATTAATAAATATAGGCAAATCTATAAAATATTGTTTTCATCTAACATTGTGCCAGAATCTGTATTTTTAGATTCTGAATTCATAGTTTCTGCTATAATTTTTTTACTTTTCTTGTTTGTAAAATGTCGTGAAATATTTTGTGCTTCTGACGTCATTGACATTTTTCGTTGTCGCACGTCTGGCTGAAATGCATTTTTCTGATTTTCAGGATCAAATGCTTGATCTATAGTTTTCTTACCCGTTGGATCCCACCCAAATGCATTTGCATGTTGACCATATTTAATTCCTTCTTTTGGACGACCTCCTAGATCTTTTTCTTCGACTTCGTCTGAACTCATATGAAGTGAAGCCAAGTCGTGTGGCGTTCCATATGATACACCAGTTATAGTAGGATCATTTCCTTCTTGTTCAATTTGATTTTGTCGGAATCGTAATTTTAAATCTTCTATTACATTGGTTCTCTCTTGCAACCATTGTTCTTCAGTCATATTGAATATAAACTCATATATATACTTGTCAGATACTAATTTACTGTCTTTCATAGTATTAGCAAGTTGAATTTTTTCGTTCATTAACGCAACTTTTTGCTGATCGTATATAATTGATGGAGCAGTTAATGATAAGTCAAAATTAACTAAATCTTCACCTTCATACCCTTGTGATGCTAAATGAACTATTGCTATTTTATATAGTTCCGAAACTATAATTTTTTGGATTCGCTCTATACTTCTAGCAAATCTAATATCCATTGATGCTAATGTAGTTTTACCTTCAACCCCCTCATCATAACCTAAAAATGGTTTAGGTATTTTAAGAGCAGCCATCATTTTATTTTTAACATATTCAATGTCGTCAGTACCTGTCCAAGTCATTCCTGGTAATGTATCTATCTGCGTCGATGACTGTCCACCTCTTACTGGTAAAAAATAATCTTCGAGCATATTATTAAGATTAAACTTGAGATTATAATTTCCTGTATTTTGATCAACGTGAGGAATTTTTTTCATTTTGTTGATAATTTGCTCCATAAATGTATCAACTTCATTAGGAGGTATATTTCCTATATCAATTTTAAATATTCGCTTTTCTGGTGCTCGCATTATTCTGTGAATAAGCATTGCATCTTCGAGCATTGTTAATTTTTGAAATTCTTGTCTAGCTCCTTCAAGCATAGAACGACCATATGGTAAGAAGTTTGAATCTGAAAGTAGTCGAAAATGAGCTATTTCAAAAACATCATACCATTCTTCCGAATTAGAAATATGTTTAAATTTAATTTCATATTCGCCAGTTTTTTCATCATATTCTTCATATCGCTCTATTTCATAACTTGACAATGGTCTTGCATTGATAATTCCAATTTCGTCTGCAATATCTAATTTTAAAAAGAAATCACCATATTTTGTTACGTTGCGAATCCAAGACCACATATTAAAGTCGATATTTAATATGTCATAAAATAAATTATACAGTACTTTCTGAAGTTTGCTGTCATTAGTTTTGATAGTTAATATATCACCAAATTGATCTTCTAATGTAGACTCGTCTGAATATATATCTAATGCCGAATGAATAATTGGATCTTTATCCATCATTTCATAATCAGTATACAATTGTATACGATTCTGGTGCATATAATAATTAGAATCATATCCTCCATGAATACCGCCAACACGATGTCTATTAGACCCATGTAATCTGGTATATCTGTCTGCTAATTTAGTAAAAGCTAAATTACCGGTTGATTGTAATTTATTAGTATCTACTACACGAAGTTTATTTTTGCCTACAGCTCGCACTACTACATTGGTGCTAAACAAATTCCGTAAACGTTTTCTTAAAGATGCCATAATGGTATTTCTTTTATAATAAATATAACTTGTTAAAGATCCAAGTAAATTTTACAATAACCAACTTAAACCTTCATCATTTTTGCCATTATTCCACTCCCATCCTGAATTTTTAGGTTTATTTTTTCCAGTATAAATAATGTTATCTGATTTCTGAAATCCTGATAAGGCTCTTTTATTTAAATCAATTCCTTGCTGTCTTAATTTTAAAGATGTGTCTCGCAGCCAAAGTCCAATACAAAAACTCATAACAAGGTCATCATTGTAACCTATTTGTGATTGTGCTTTTCCATTTAACCATATAAAAACAAAAAGCTCTTGTATGAGTCGTTTACTGCGTATAACAGGAGTATTCTCTCGCATATACATTTCTAATGCAGATATCATTAATGGACGTGTTCTGCTTGTTGTCGACACTCCCGGAACCATTTTAGATTTATCTTTCATGTCATATCCTTTTTGTAATTGAACATCAACATCTACATATCCATCATCTTTATATGTATAAAATAAATTTTCATAGTTTCTGTCTAGTGCTGGCTGAATTGCAGCCCAACCTATGTTTGCATTTTCAATTGCAAGTAATGCATTATTCCATTCTGTAGCAACTGTTACCAACATGTTTCCAAAATCTTTAGGAGGCAATTTGCCTTTATATTCTGCTACCTGAGTAACTGTTTCAACTTCTATTACGTGAAACGCAGACCAATCCGCACTATCCCCCCGTGCGACATCAGCTACTACAATGTAATTTTTCGAATAATCTGGATATTCCCATACCCAATAAGCATTGTCATATCCTCGTTTTTCTATAGGTTCACAACACTTTTCTTCATATCCTAACAAAACTTTACCATCGACTACAGTATGTCCGGAGCTTACAAAATCACAGTCACACTCTTGTGCTGCACCTCGTTCGCCTAGCAGTTGTGTTTGTTCTTGACGCCATTCATTGTCTCGTTCAGGATGCACTGTCCAATGCAGTTTAATGTTGTGCCATTGTGTTTGTGCATTAGTTTCTCCGTCGACCCAAGTTTTATGAAACCAGTTACCTATACCATTTGGAGTAGATAAAACAATTGCGCCACCACCGGTTGATAGTGTTGCTTGTGATGCTATCCATATCTCTTCAATGTTTCTGATAAACGCAGCCTCATCAATTATTAATAATGACAACGCTTCTGAACGTGCTCCCGTACCTGCACTTGACACGGCTTTTATTTGAGAACCATTCTTAAATTTTAAAGATAATTTATTGTCTGCTTCTATAGTACCTTTAAGCCAACTTGGCAAATTGTCGTGCATTACACGGACTTTAGTAACCAAGTTTTTTGCTACTTCTTGTGTAGTTGCAATAACCAACACGTTAAAGTCTTCATTGAACAACATGCTCCACAAAGCAAATCCAGCTGCTAAGGTTGAAATACCTAACTGTCGAGACTTCAATATAACACTGTATCGATTGTTTTGTAACTGTGTTAATGAATCTTCTTGAAAGTCATACAAGTTAAATTTTATTTTACCTCGTTTTGGATGTTGTATGTAACAATATTGTCGCATAAAGAATACAGGATCTCCAGCACACATTTGATATTGCTGCTGAATGATTTCTTTTATGCTTGGATTTGCCATTAATTAATTGCTCCTACTATCAATTTACCAGTTAGTACTGTAGTCAGTATACCGCTACTAAACCAAATAATTTTGTTGTTATACCATTTAGGTTGTAGCTTTTTTTGTTGTTTAACATACAGATCTATGTTTTCTTCAAGCAAATCTATTTGTTGCTGTTTGTATTGTAATTGTAAACTGTCTAATCGTAATAACTCATCTTGTTTTTCAATAACTGCTTCTTGTTGAGATATTAACGCATTGTTAACTGAATCTTGATAATATAGTTCATCTAATGTTTCTGATATGTCGTGTATCTGTTGTTCTGTAAAACAAGTATCAGATACTGTTTGTCCGAATATAGTTATTGGAAATAGTAATATAAAAATTAATTGTTTCATTTTTTTCTTTTTGTTTTAGAAACAATATTTTTCTTTGCTGCACTTGTATTTTTCTTTTTTGCAGGTACTTTTTTTGGTGCAGGCTTACGTTTTTTGTTTTTTGTTTTTTTAACCGTTTCTTTTAGATCGGTTAATTCTTTTTTAACTTTACGCTTTTGTGTTTTTAATTGATCTTCTTTGCCTTTGACTCTTTCAATCTTTTTTTCGTTGTCGTCAATTTTGTCTTGAATTTTATCTGTAGACTTACGTGTAAACAATTTTCCAATTGCAGCAATAATTCCTAGTACTCCAATTATGCTAACTCCAATCCATAATATTGATGATTTAATCTTGTTCCAAATTTTCATTTTTTTCTCCTGTAACGTGTTTATTTAATTTATTTAAAAAGTCTTTTTTGTAAGACTCAAATCCTTGTGTAACTTTTTCTTCAAATTCTTCTGGAGTCATTTGTGCTGCCCATGACTCAGTATCTCCTTTTCCGTTGATAACTAGTTTAGATGCTTTTGTATATGCTTCTCGTAGCATTTCTACATCTTGCTCTGCTTTTTCTAACCAAGCTAATGCATTGGTTTTGATTCGCTTTCGAGCATATTCTTCAAATTTTCCTTGTTTTTTTAATTCATGCTCCATGTCAATTACACAGTTAAAACACATACCGTGTATCGCTCGCATCTTTTTATTTAAGTAATAATTAGGATCAACGTTTGTGCATGTAGATTTACAATTTGGAAACAGTCTTAACTCTTCTCGAACTTCACTCAATACTTCAGAATTTTTTGGCTTGCGTGTGCGAAAACCATCGTGTTGTTCTACAATAGTTATGTTTCCGTTTGCGTCTACAGTTTCCCACTTATCGCCAATTTCATGATGTTCATTGCGTTTTTGTGTTGCTTCTGCGTCAGTAAATCCTACTGTTTTTTTGGTTTGAAATTTATGTGTGCCGTCAAGCATTTGCTCGAGGGCTTTAATGTTTTGTAACTTGTTTGTTTTTGCCATATTATGCTTCGTTTTCTGTGTAATCGTCTGATGGTGATGGTTTTGGTAATTTAATATCCGCACGTGCAAGTGATGTTGATACAGCTTTTATAAATAGTGCAGCTTGTGCTGCGGTCATTCCATCCATTATATCTTTTATTGGTTGAACGACTTCTGGAGCTACTTCGAGTGGTGTTGCTGTTGCTAATTTTGCTTTAACGTCTTTTACTAGTGCGGCAATTGAAGATTTTATTTTATTGCCCATTGCTTCTTTTTCTGGATCTGGTTGTGAACCAACATCTGCTGCATCGTCTGCTCC